TTTAAACTCTCCCTGAAACACTTTAATATTAGAATTTCCGTTTACATCAGTAAAGGAATATAATCCATTTCCATCATCTACAGCTGAATAGTTTTTATCTGTTATAAATTTAAAAGTTTCAGATTCATTAGATGCATTAAATTCCCATTCAGAATTTAAAGTTATAGATGAAGGACGATTTGCAACACCAGAAAGATTAACATATAAAGTGAGAGATGACGATGAAGGTGTTCTTGACCTCGGTCTATAACCTAATGCCTCAGCATGAGATACAACAGATGATCTTAATTGTGCAGTATTAAGAAATGCTTCATTTGTGGCAAAGTTTGCAGTAAGACCATTAAAGTGAGTATTGTATGCTAAAACATCTAATATATTTGAAAGACCTGATGTTTCAAAATTATAATCAGAAAATTCCGGTTGTTGTGCAAAATAGGTTTTTAAACTATTTTTAATAGTATCAAAATCTAAAGCTGTTGATGTGATATTTGTGGCCATATTATCTCAACCTCGAAATTTCTGTTTCTAGTGTAATTGTTTCGTTTGTGCTTAATACAACAAAAGTTATTGAGACATCAAGAGAATTTGCATAATCTCTATAGGTACTGGATACATCTATAACTTTAGCTCTTGGTTCATAATTCTCTATTGCTAATTTTATTCTTTGTTCTACTTCAAAATCTAAAAACTCGTCTCCAAGTTCAAATAGCATATCTCTAATACTACCACCAAAAAACGGAATAAAAGGTTTTTCAAAGTGATTAGTAAGTATTAAATTTTTAACAGCCTGCTTTACTGCATTAGCATCAGTTTTTTTAAAAATATCACCATTCTTTTTATTTTTAAATAGTAAATCAATATCGGAATATATTTTACTGCTCGGAGCAACTATTTTTACTCCAGCATCTAATTTTCTATCTTCAATTGACAAGGATCTTGATGGCATATTTTTCTCTTATTTTATTGTATTATTTATAATGTTTTTAAGGTAATACTTCGATTAAGTCTGATGTTGTCTGTGAAGTCCCGTTATAAACCGTTTCAATTTTTTTATTAAAAAATGCAGTATAATTTTCTGGTATGGTTGGCATACCAACACCCACTTGAGAATGTAAAGATCCATCAGTATTATAGTTATCATAGTACATAATTAAATTTTCATAATTAACATTATCTTTTAAATAAACCGCAAAATCAAAGGATTTATTATTTGAAATTTGACCAGTAAATGAATCATAAACTTCATATACAACAAACTTACCATCTTTAGCAGCTTCTTTTACACCACCAGGAGTTAAGGTTTCTTCTGGCCCTGGTTTATATAAACCTTCAGCAACAACTAAATTATATCCTTGAAATTGATCGAGTTGATAGAATATATTAATTATCTCTGAATGTGGGTATAAATTTCTTGCTATATCTTTTCTTTGTTCGGCACTAGTGGTATGATCTAAATTTACTGGATCTTTAGCACTAGCTATAAATTTAGAAATAGGAACACCATTTCCGAGATTAGTTCCCATAGTAATATCACTCTGTTTATTGGGATCATATTGAGGATCAACTGTTATAGTTCTTTCTACGCCACGTGAGGAAGACTCTCTAAGTGTATATTTTTTACTTAAAGCTTCTTCTCGTCTCGATCCTATTGGTGTATAACCAGTTCTGGCAGTTTGAGCTTCACCTTTAATTCTTCCGATTTTTTCTGGTGCTACAGAAGCAAATCCAGGATTTAAATTATTATTGTCTACCTGACTTTGTAAAAATTTATTATTATTTAAATTTGTTTGCTCTTTTAATTTTGATCTGACTTCACTTGTATTTAATTTTTTATCAGTAATACCACCTGAATTTTTTATTTGATTAATACCATGTAATATTCCATCATCTCTATCAATTCTAACTTCTCTGACCCCTCTATCTTCATTAAATAAAAATGCATTGACAATAGTTGAAGTTGGCTTAAATTTATTACCTTGTGCTACAGGATCTTCTTTACTGTGTGAAGTAGTATCTACTGATCCACTATGTGACGCTCCTAGAGCAGCGGTACCAGCTTTCATAGCACCTTTTGCTGTACCATTTAAACTCCCATGAAATACCTTTGCTTTCATAGTTTTCTTTGCTTCAACTTCACTTGCATGTAAAGTTCTATCAACATAACTATTTTGTGAAAACATTGTTACATTATCACCACCGATAGTTCCATCATCTCCAAACACTGATATATCTGAAGCAGCAATATTTACATTAGTAGATGACATATTAATTTCAGTTTCGGAAGTTATAAATGTATTACCACTATGTACATACTCTGCAACACCATCTACTTCATTAAAATATGTACCTTTTGTGTGTGTACTAAACCCATTTAGATAAGTATTGGCAACTTTTTGTAAAACAGTAGACGTTTTTGTTTTTTGTATTACTTCATTAAATAAACCAATAATATTTTTACGATAGTTACCTATTACATTTAAAATATTATTTCCACCAACCTTTATATTATAATCGCCTTTTACATCTAAGTTGTAATCTCCTTGAACAGTAAGATTTAAATTACCATAATATGTAACCGAGCCATTACCTTCTACAGCCATAGCATGATTTTCAGATACTAAATCAACTCTATTACCAAGACTATTGACAACTACAGAACCGTCAGGTTTTATCTCAACACCTGCACCATCTTTATGTTTAATAAGTATTCTTTCTCCACCAGGAGTATCATTTACTTCTATTATATGACCTGCTGGAGATTCACTTACTTGATTTAATGTATAAAGTGCAGGCGGTTGTTCGGGTATAGATGTTTCAGCACCTAATATACCATTCTTAATTTTTAAATTGTGAATCTCTGCACCACGTGCAGCTTTATTTGTAGATGATTCACCTACATACTGAGGCTTTGGGTGTTTTACATCGGGATCTTTAAATCCATCTGTAGGAACACCTTCACTATTAACTCGACCTTTTCCGTCTGTTGCAATTCTTTCAGTTATGCTATCATTTTCGGTTGTCATAATTTATCCTCTATTAAGTTCAGAAGGAGATAGTGGTGGTAAAGTACCAGATGAAGATTTATTTGTCTTTTTAAATTTACTTTTTATATATTGTTGCATATCAATACCTGGATCAGATTTACTTTCTGGATCTGTATCGTTGTGCCCCCAAACTTGTCCGCCGGGCCAAACAATATAAAAAGCCTTTAAGAATTGATCAAGTGTTTTCCATTGGTCTGATGTAATTGATTCTGCACTTATAAACTTATTATAATTAGGATTTCCGCTATTACAGTTATAACCACCAACCATGGAAACACCTATACTATACCTATTGTGTCCATTTGCTTTTGCATGAGCGCCAACTCTATTTAATGGTCTACCTCTTTGAAGTGATCCATCTCTTTTAATAATATAGTGGTATGAACAACCAGAAAAACCTCGATCAATAGCAATGTTATGACATTCTTCCGCACCAACATGACCTTGATCTATATAGTGTGCAGTCCAATGCACAACAGTTTCTGTAATTTCTCTATTAGTACCTCTAAAGTCTGCAATAAGTTCCTCAAAACTATCAACAAATTTAAACTCATAACCATTTATAGTCCCTTTTGAAACTCTGCTTGTTGATGGAAAATCTTGTTCGTTTGAATTTAATCTTTCAACAACGCTTGTTGCAGGTTTTAATTGTGTAAACTGTGCACCTCTTGATGCAACGACATTAGAAACCGAAGGATTAATTCTATATACATTTTTTAAAATAATATCAAGATCTGTTCCAGATACTGAATTTTCAAGCGATCTTTGAATTATTGAAACAGTATTTTCTTTTCTACCTAAAAGTATTTCTTGCATTACCCTTTTTAAGACAGTATCACCCAATAAACCTTTAGTATCAGAAACCAATTGTGCTCTTAATACATCTGTTCCTAATAGTAAAAGATTATTTAAAAGCCCACCTTCATAATTATTTGTAGAACTTAAGCGTGATAGTGTAATTGAAGTAAGAGCATTAGCAAAACTATTATCTCTTGTTGTATCTTTAATATTAG